TCGTCCTCCAACATACGTATCGGAAAGCTCTAGTGTATAGTAGTTTACATTGTAGCCAGCTTTAACACAAGCCGCTGCTGCATTAACTAATGCCATCGACTTTCCGATACCTGCCGGAGCAACAAACACTCCCATCTCTCCCGCACCAAGTCCTCCATCCATGATAGCATTAACTACATCCCATGGTGTTGTTATTACTTGGCGATTGTTTTGTTGAAAGCGTGCTTCTACGTGATCAATGTACTCGTGACCAATGTCTTTATCGGTTCCAGCTTTCATAGCTTCGTCAATCTCTGTCTTAATCTCATCGTACTTTCCTAATTGAAGTAGTTGAACTGAAGATAAGATTGCGCTCTTGAGTTTTTGATTCTTGCAGAAATCTAGAGTCTTGTCTTTAATGTAGGTTAAGTCCTCTGCGTCAATCTGTTTCATTACGTCTTTAAGAGACTCAACGATTGTCGTCTTCATTACTGGCTCACTGATTGCATCAATCTCAACTTTTAACACCTCTAGTGTTGGTGTGTTCTTATACTCTTCAAAGTACTTAATAGTTGTTTTTGCAATCCATTGACTAGCTTCTGAGGAAAAGTACTTGTCATCAATGATATCATGTATCTGTTGTAAAAAGATTCTGTCCTTTAATAAGACTGCTAGCAGCTTATTTTGAAAGCCCCCTCCATATAACTGAAATGTATCTTGAATACCCATATTGTAACTATACCTTATTTTTCTCTGTGAAGCAACTTAATCTACAAAATGATTAATCTTTGTTGCAATATCCCTTAACCACATTTCGGGATTCTTAATTGCTGACGTCATTCCATCTTCTACTAGGAGTTGATGAAACTTCATCTTTGCGAGCTTACTTGCTGGTTGGTTCATTAGATTGGTTGCTCGCATCTTAACCGTTCCGTTAAGCATGCTTTCGTGGAGTTGCATGATTTTGTGGTACAATCTTACATCTTCCTCAGCTTCTACTACGTTTTTATAAACCTTCACCTTAGAGTCGGCAGCAAGTGCTTTTGCGTATTCAAAGAACTCATCTAAGCTAATCTCTCGCTGCTCTCCTAGTTTAGGAAAACGCTTTAAGATTGTCTTTGGCGCTAAACCTGGAGCGCCTGGAATGTTGTCTGAACTGTCACCATCCAAAGCTCTAAAGACAGCAAAGTTCTGAGGAATAACACCGTACTCTGTATATACGTCATCTTCATAGTATAACTTCTTTTTTGTAGGACTCCATACGTGTGTAGTAGGACTCACTAGTTGTAAAAAATCTTTATCGGAGGACATGATAAATGTATGCGATTCTTGCTTCTCGAGATACTCATTTGTAATGTATGCAATAACGTCATCTGCCTCTGACTCATCTAAAGTGATGACTGTGATTGGTAGAGTCTCTAAGTAATCAATTAAGCGAACTAACTGCTGTAATTGATTGTCTTCTTTATCTACAGCCTCTGCTCGGTTCAAACGAATTGTAACCTTACGAGTAGACTTGTATCCAGGATACAGTTGTCGTCTCTTAGCTGAACCATTCTTTCCATCAAACACCACTACTACTCGGGTTGGATCGACTGTCTTGATTGCATGCCCCACGCTTAGGAGAAAGCCAGAGATGCCTCCGACGTGTTCTCCATTTGCGTTTAATGCGGGACTGGATGAGTAAGCTCTTATGAAAGTGTTTAACCCATCTACAATCAGAACTCGATCATTGCGATCTGAGTGAGGTGCCTCCTCTCGTAACCTTAGCTGATTTAGTAATGCAGCGTATTTGTTTTTTATCATGCTTCTAGCAATTCACCGCTGTTATCGATTTCCAGATCATCTGTATCAATAGCATCTTGTGGTTTGTAACTTGAGATAGAGTTTTTCTCTAATAGACCCTTACAGTACTCTCTGACGTCGTTTCTTTCTCGAAGAATCTTTTGCCAATCCTTTGATTGAAACTTCACAACTTCACCCGTGTCTTCCATCACGATTTCATACCAAGCACCACTTTGGTTAATTGCTTTGTACTTCTTCAATGAGTCAAGCCAACTTGAGTAGTCGTCGATACCAGAATCGAAGTAGATATTGAAGGTAGCTTTCTTGAAAGGAGGACCAAAGCGGTTCTTAACAATCTGTGCTTCTGTTTGAACACCAATGATTTCACCTTCTTTGTCTTTGATCTTTCCAACTGACTTCAATCGTACACGACAGCTAGCATGGAATGGTAAAGCCTTTCCTCCACTCGTTGTGTATGGATCACCAAACATTGCTCCTAACTTCTCTCTCAACTGATTTGTGAATGCTAGAATTACTCGCTCCTTTCCGATTAGGTTTGTAATCTTACGAAGAGCTTTAGACATGATAATCGCTTTTGAAGTTGCCCATCCATCCTTATCGTAATCAGCATCTTGTTCAATCTTAGTAGTTGCTGCAGCGACTGAGTCAACTACAATAGTTACTAATCGATCTTTGCTTGTGTTACGGATATTTGTAATAAGCGTTTCAATAGACTCAAAAATGTCCTCGATAGTCTCCAAAGGAACATAAAGCATGTTCTTTACGTCAACTCCTACAGCTGATAAGAACTCTTCACTCAATGCATTCTCTGTATCGATGTACACTGCAATACCACCTTTCTTCTGTGTATTAGCTAGTAAGTGAGCCATGATAAGAGATTTACCAGAAGCTTCTAAACCGGTGAACTCAGCGATTCTTCCTACCGGTAAACCTCCATCAGGTCTATTTGATATGGCAAGATCTAGTGTAGTTGATCCAGTTGACACCCACTCTCTGAGATCAGTTTGAGTATCCTCACTACCTAGAAAATGTACAGCCTTAAAGTCTTTAAACTTCTTGTTGAGACCATCTGCTAACTTTTGTGCAAGTTCGTCCCTTCCCGCTATTTCATCGGGTGTAACTTTTTGTTTTGCCATCTTGTTTATGAATTAAATAACTCGCCGAATGCGTCTTCGATGTCGTCGGTTGTTGTTACAGTTTTAGCTGAAGTGATTGCTGGTTTAGTGACTGTTCCATCAGCTTCGTTGCTGTCAGGGTTTAACCACTTAGCCAACTCCTCTTTCATCTCTTCGTAAGACAATTCAGAGAACATTTTAGTTAACTCTGGTTGTTCGTTTACGATCTTGTTAGCAACTTCCTTATCCTCTGTCGCAGGGGTTGTGTTAGGTTTTACTCGTACTGTGTAAGTTGGATATGCACCATCTTTGTCTGGAGCAACACATTCGATTGTGATGTCTCGGCCACCCATAAGATCAGTGATGTCTCCGTAATCTGGATCAGCAATCACACCTAATAACTCAGTGTAGATTTTTTTACCGAAAGCGTAGAACTTAACACCTTCACTTTCTTGACCACGAACGATTACTGGAACATAGCAACGGAACTTAGGTTCAATTTTACGACCTAGTTTCCAATCCTCCTTGTCTCCACTCTTTTTAAGTTTTTCAGAAAACTCAACGATTGGATCTGGCTTTCCGAAACTTACCGGAGAGAGCATAGTTTTCTTGCCAATCTCGTAGTGGAAGTAAAGTTCTTGAAATGGGTTTGATTTGTCAAATGCGTAAGGTACAATACGGATTTGAGATTTTCCTACCGGTGGTTTCCAGAATACATCTGAGTTTTTCTTACCAGTAGAACTTGACTGAAGCTCCTGGAGCTTCGCTTTTAGCGCATCTAAATTTAATGCCATCTGCTTTTTGTTTTTAAGGTTTATACTTTATTTACTGTCAAGCTAAGTATCGAGTATGTAATGAGCAGGCTGTGTGTTTTAATTATGCTCTTGTACTACTTCTGACTTAACCCTTTGACTAACTATACGTTCTTTTAACCGTTATTGCAACTCTTTAATGTCAATTAATCGAAATAATCCACTTCGATCAGATAACATTAATTTATTTTTATATTGTGCCCAATCAACTCGAAAGCTTTTATCGAGCACTCCATTGTTTAATTCTTGAATAAGCGTATTAAGAGCGTTGATGCTGTAAAGCGTCTCCGACTCTTTCTTACGATTAATTGTGATTGTATCATTCATTCTACCTACTGATGAGGTAGTATTGTACACGCAGATAACATTATTTGGTGTTTCTACGTATTGATAACACTTCATATTAGCAACGCTATCTACTTGATAGGTTTTGTGGATCCTAGCAATGCATGAAGGCAATTCTTGGAGTGTTGTAAATGTGCAGAGCAACTGTGGCTTCATCTTTCTATCCTACTTCGTCTGGTTTCTCTGAGTTTAATTTCCCTAGCATTCCTTGCAACACCTTAATCTGATCTTGAAGAGCTTTGATTTGCTCTTGCTTTGTTTTGATGCGTTGATCGACCTCTTTTTTTTCAGCAGCAATCTCGGCTTGAGTTTTTTCGTGTAGTGGTTTTCTAGTATACTTAATCTTATTTTCTTTAAGATACTGTTCTACCTTTGTTCGTAAGATGCTCTTTAATTTAGTATGTGCAGCTTTTTCCATGCTAATAAATATCAAACAACCTCCAGAGGTGTCATGTTTTTATAATTTAATCCCTTTTTAAGCTTAATAGGGAAGGCGTCGGTATCAATGCAACTTGGTATTAAGTGGGTTACGATAGTGTCTAATTCATCCGGATGGACGTCAAATAATATACTATCATAGGTATACAATACCGGCACCGACTTTAATAAATAGGTCTGTAAATACTCTAAAATGGTTTTTAACACGATTGCGTTCTTCTCAGTTTCGTACATTTGTATGTAGTAGTTGAAGAGTGTGTATTCGGTTATATCCTGGTAATTGCTCATTAATAGTCTCCTACCTGATATTAAACTGTCAACATACCCGTGTGTGATCATATGTTTCCAAATTTGCTTTGAGAACATATCAGTAGCTGCAAAGAATGGAATCTCTAGATACTCTCTCTTAATCCCTCCATACAACTGACGGAACGTATCTTCTTTAGCTTTTGCTACTTGTGATGCAGTTGGTGTCTCCGTGTTGTGATACTTCTTAGCTAGATGGTGATAAGCATCTTCAGTTCCAAAATTGTATCCAATAATGTCAGCAATCAATCTGGGGTGATATGAGTTGAAGTCTAGCTCTAGCAGTACTCCATTCTCAAACCTACTAACAAAACAAGCTCTAGTATCATCCTCCTTAGGTAAGGCTGCAAAGTTAATTCCACCAAACCTATTACTTGGACGACCAGTAGTTGTGTAGAAATTATACTGTGTGTAGCATTGGTTATCTCTCTGTGCAAAGGTTTTTCCAAAATTCTCTTCAAACAACATAGGATCGATTTGCAATCCATTTTGTTGAATAGCAATCAAAGATCGTTTTAGTGTGTTACTATAAAAGTCTAGTCCATCCGGTAAAGTAGGTTTATAGTGCTTCTTGTATAAGGTGAATGCTTGCTCCTCTAACTTAACCAAGTCTACTAATGCGTTTATCTTTTGCATCTTCGATAGTGTACGGTTGTAGTGAGAAGTTAGTGTACTTGATTCTATCTCAAACCCTTTGTTTGTTCTTAGGTAAGACATCATCTCCAAGTCGTAGCTTTCAATGTCGTATCCGTTTGCAATTAGTATTGCTTTATTTGTTGTGTAGACTGCTCCAGTTAAAAAGCTGAGATCGGATACGTGAAACAATCCTTCCGGATGATTAACACTTACAACATATGATTTTGAAGTTTGGATATCGACAATACCAAATGCAATTATAGATGCAAAGCTTGGATGCAATCGATCGTCTATTGGAATCGGATGTAAGAATACATCACGACCATTCAACGCAGTAAGCTGTTGAGCATTATCTATAACCATTGTCCCAATATAAGTCTTTTTCTAAGACTTTACAACTACTTGAGTGGAATTATTTTTCCAGTAGTGCGGTCGTATGTTTGTTTAATTGGTACAGCGTTGTTTTTGTATCTAGGTTGTACGTATTGAGAATCCTCACTATTAAACACTGTCTGTAGTGATGGATTTGCGAATTGTGTATAATTGCTTATAGCGTATGGTAATGCTGGTAATTGTTGGGCTGCAACATTTATGTTACGCTTATTTGTTGTCTCGATGTAATCTAGCGTTCCTGTAAGCTGCCAGGCAACGGCTGCATAAGCATATATGCTACCATCTATCCCTCCAGCCTTTCCTATTTGATTGTATTGCTGTCCGCTAACTTCAATGGCAAATGTACCTGCATTACGTCTTTGTACAAAGAAACGTAAGTCGTATCCTTTTAGATATGCTCCTTCTGCTTCACGAGGTTTGTATAGAAATGGAATAGGTTGAGTGTTTGCTTTTTGCGGTGTGTGGAAGTTAAACAACTTATCGTATGTGAAATGATCGTCATTTCGATAGTATGGATACAGTCTCTTTTGTGATCGTAGATTATTTGTATCTTCTACGGGGCCTGTAAATGTAGCTCCGCTCTTTAGTGTGTGATACTCTCCAATATACTCCTCACCGTCCTCTGTAGTAAACTCCTTTCCTTTGGTGTATTGATAGTCGTTACCACCAACAAAGCTTGAGTACTTGGAAGCTCGATTATTAGCTTGCCTCTGTTCTATACTATCTATTCCTCTGCGCATGCTCATAAATAGTTGTTAAAGTGATTTTGCTACTGTACCAACTTTTGTAACCCAGTCGTTAGCTGTGATGCTGTGATCAACTTTGGTAACTTGCCACTGCATATTTTTTCTGATTCCAGCCGGAATACGATCACAAGATACAACTTGACCCCAACGGAAGCCTCCTATACCATCAACCTCAAAGCTAAAGTCAAACGGTAGTGGAACTCCAGCACAGTGCGGTTTTGCTTCTGTGTGTATTCTCTCTACTAATGCGTTAAGTAGTGCTTTGCAAGTTTCATCTGAAACACTATCATACACTGCTAACCCCAACTCCTGGAAAGATGGTTCTGGTTCTTTTTTAGGAGTGTCAATCTCATCACAATCACACTTAGTCTTGTCTGTCTTTGTAGCAGACTCCATTGCTCTGTTTTTAGTAACACCCTGACCAACATAAAACGGTTCCATTGACTTTCCTTCACATCCAGTTGCATCTCCACCAGCAGCGGTGTTACCACTACCTCGTTGTTGTGTTCCAGGTCCATAGAGTGCTTGAGTTTTCATAGCTCCTGTCATCTTTAAGTCTAATGAGATGTTTCGAGCAGCTGACTTTCCAGGTTTGGCTGGGACCATATACGGACCAGTTGGTTCGTACTGCTTAACATCGACTACTGAGATAGCAGCTCCTTGCATTCCTCCTCGACTACCACATCCAGAAGTTGTCTCACTGCTTGCTATAATCTCTATGTTCCAAGGATTACCACATACTCGGTTTACTTCATCAACTACTGCTCGCAAAAAAGTAGACATCTTCTTATCACCATCTAGCACCTTTTTGAGTTCCATCATTAGGAATATAACATTCAACTCAACATTGCATAGAGTTAAACCTCCACCTGGAGCTGCTAAGCTTCCTCCACCCTCTAACGAAGCAATACCTGCATCGTGAGCTTGAGAATTACCTAGGTTATTTGCAACGTTGGCAGCAACAATACCACCTACTGGACCTCCTAAGGTTGTCCCAACAACAGTTGCATACGTTGCTGCTACTTGTGTTGTAGCATCATTGTTCGTTGCCTGGGACGTTCCTCCTCCTACTGCATTTGGTATTCCTCCTTCTTTCAGAGCTGTTACATCGAATGCTCCACCTCCGATAACACACACTCGTGGATCGGTTGATACAATGGTTGATGGTATTGGTAATACAATTCCACTAGAATCAATACGACCATACGGTAAACCTTTTGCATTTGGAACTGTGTAGGCATTTATGGCAGCTTCGAGCATTCCGTAAGATATGTATTGCTCAGTAGTGTCATATGGATTGATAAGGTTACCTTCGTACCAGCTTGAGTCATCTCCTCCAATCTCAGTTCGAGCTTTTCCGAAGTAGTGTCTACTGCTCCAACCAACAGTTCCTCTTAATGCAGGTGATCCCGCATATTCGTTACTTTTTAATTTAGAGGCCCATTGTGCTGCATTGTTTGGATCAGTAAAGCAGTCAAGTAGCATAGCATATAATTGTCCATTCTTTGCTATCCCCTCCTCTTCTTTACCCTCAGAGTTGGTCATTTTGGTTTTGCGAGTGCAACCACACTGAGAGTCTGAGACATTACTATCAGCAAATGGATCGGCAGGTGAATTAATTTCTATTTCACAGTCCCACGAATTGTCGTCTTGTAAGCTGTATTTGAAATTGCTGACAATACCCTGTAAGCCATCGTAAGCAGTGTTTGCTTTGGCTTTATTATACATTTCACACACAGCTTGTGCACGATCAACTACAGCAATATATACGGGTGGTGCAGACTCTCCGGTACATGATTCGTTCCAACCAAACTGAACTCTTACATCCATTCCAGGAATAAAATAACACTTTTGTAGTTCTACTAACTGTTCATCCGTGTAAGCTTTTACCTTCACGGTGGCTTTACGTGTACTACCTAGGTTACCTAAAGCTCCTACCTCAACACCCGTAACAACTGGAAATGGTAATCCAGAAGCTTTGTCGTATAAGGATGTTTTTGATACTGTGCCAAGTATAGATGATCCACCTGCTAAATAGACGGAATTACCTAGTACATTATAGCTACTGTCTTTACATGCATTGGACATTGACATTACGTGTATCCAAGGAACACGCTTTGCAGTCCACCTTAATGCTTTAGAGGTGTCAGCTCTACTGTTTAACTCAGTCTTAACTAGACCAGGTACATCAATTCCTTTAAAAGGGTTACTCATAACATTACATATTATTTAGGTCTTCAAAATCTGTTAAGATTTGTGATAACTGTGATGGGATTCTTAATTGCAATCCTGGTGTTAAATTTAGTGTTGTTTTATCTAATCCTTCATTTGCTTCTGCAATAATCCAGTAGTAATTAACTGAGTTGTAGTATTGTAAAGCTAATGCATACAACGTATCTCCTACTGTTGTTAATACGTAGGTGTCGTCTGAGTGCTTTGGAATAGGCGGATAGATAGTTGACATCAGCACTCTCCTATTGTTTGGATCCTTCTTTTGTGGAACCTCAGTGTATCGACTGTATGGCATTTACTTTTGTTTAAAAATTATAATGTATACTGCTTTTTGCATCTAATCCTTTTCCTGCTGCATCTCCCAACACTGTTGCATCCATTGATATTCTTAATAAATGTGGTAATCCACTATCAATATCCCAAGTAGATTCTGCTGGATCGAAGTCAACCTTAAAGCTGTTAAACACAACATACACATTTTTAAAGAAACCTCCAAGTGTTAATTTACACAAAGGGCCTTTTAAGTAGTTGCCACTATAAGTAGCTATTGAGGTAATGTTTATTGCTTTTTGAATTTTAGCCATATTAATTGGTAAATCCACTACACTAAAGGATGGTACCGCTAACCCAAAACTCACACCACGAGTAACTCCTTTGAACTGCTTGAGTGTTTCTTGACGTCCAACATATTGCACATCGTTCCAACTAGTAGAAAAGCTATCACTAAAGCTACTCAAGTAAGCTTTAAATACAACGTTTGTACCTAATGTCTCGCTAGCAATCTTAATGGTGATATAATCCTTACCATTATAGTCTAGTACTTTTTGTACTTTACGGTTTCCTGCTCCAATTTGTGGGTTAGGTCCCGATGCTGCCAACGCACTTAACCCTGCATTGTTTGCGGCTGCGGCAGCTGCTGATTCTATTTCACCATACGAGAGAGCTTTGTACTTAGCCAAGCTTCCTTGTGATGTATCCCCAGATGGGAAATTGGTAAAGTCGTCAATAGGAAGTGCATCACCACCTTCAAGTGCTTGTCTAATACTAGCCCACACTTCTCGATTCACATTACCATAACCTACAGTAGCTCCTTCTTGGAACACTTCTGGTATTGGTTGAGAGTTGGCCTGCCCTACTGCATCAAGAAAACCGATAGGTTCACCTGAGTTTTTAAAAGACTTATAAGGTCCTTTCTGTGGTGTTGGTTGTAGATCCGATTGATCAACCTCAGTAGAACCTTGTCTTATATCTGGATTGAATGTTTTAAGAGCACTTGAACCATGCTTAACGGTTGGTGCAAAGCGAGCTATCAACCTATCAGCTTCATACTTAGCAACCTTTAGAGTTGGTGAGTAGTAGGGTGATGGACTGTAAGCAAATGGTAAAGTTGCTGAGCCATATCCAATAAGATCCTTTTTTAAGACATCCAAACTACTATCAATGTTTTGTAGGATTGGAGCAAGTCTTTTGTATGCTGTAGTAGGTTGTAGTGGTTGTCCCGTTTCGTTTACTGCAGGTGATGAGTTCTGCTTAGCTTTTAAGTCTGGTAACTTAAATACTGCAGGGTTCTTAGGAAACCTACGAACACCTCTAATTATATTTGGAATTGGATCAATTGACTCTGGTTTTAAAAAACTATCACCTATTTCACCTTGGTCAAGTAGTAGTCCTTGCAACAAAGCTACATCTGTTAATCCAATTGGTTTTTTAATCTCTACACCACCTTGTTGAATGAGCTGAGGAATAACGGATAGCTTAGTCTGAGTTACTGACTGAAATACATTGTTAGATACAGTTGCTCCCTGGTTGATAAGAGTTAATGTTTCCGATAAAGACTGCTTAACTTCTGCTAACGATACAAACGCTCCATTAGATGTTGTGGTTCCTTGCGATGTTAATACTGATCCAAATCCCCTAAGACTCTTAATCAAAACTTGGTTGGTTTGATTTGCAATAGGGTTAGCCAGTGTTAGTGTGTTTTGTAAAATTGGACTGCCTTTCTTAGGATCCAAATTACGATGGAAAGTTATAGCTCCTTTATCGGCAAATCCATACGGATCTATGTTTACTCTACTAGCTAGCGGTGAAGTCACAAACGGTGTTGCCTTCATGATGCCACTATAGGTGTCACTCAAAAAGTACTTTGCCAAGTGTGTTGTTCTTGAGTCAAGTGGTTGTGCTAACCTATCACCTAACCTAATGTTTTTTGGAAAGCTTGTATACGCTTCTCGTGTATCGCGGTTAGCAAGATCGCTTTGTTTGAATTGTGAAGGTGTTGGTAAGACTGGTTGCTTAGCTGTTCGAGCCATCTGCTTTAGAATAGCGGCATTCTTCTCTTGAGCGTCACCGATCAACTTCAAGTCAGCAGCACCCTTCTTAGGTGCTTGTTTTGTTTTTTCCGGATCAAACTTAGCCATTACGCTTTGTGCAAGACGTTGTTCGAGGCTTATTGTCTTAAATGGCTTATTTGTTTCCATACTATTTTACTGCGGATGAAGTCATACCTAATCTTAATACATCGCCAACTTTTCTACCATCCATATTGATTACTCCACCTTGAGCCATTATCGCTTTTAGTTCACGTACCTCACCTATAAGTGCATCCATCTTATCGTCTTTTCCACCACCACCACCAAGTACTCCACCCAGAGCACCTAATGCAGGAGCTACTGCTGCTAATCCAATCAATGCACCAATTACTGGTAGTGCCGCTAATCCAGCCAATGCCATCATTCCTAAACCGGCACCTATTCCCATCACTGCTAAGCCTACTTGAGTTAAGCCACCCGCACTTGCTGATATTGCTGTTAAACCATCAGCTAATGCTTGCAGACCACCCATTGCCATTATAGGTTGCATTAATGCTAGTACTGCCGCAAATCCTGCTAGTGCAAGAGTTGCAAAGAATAATCCTGGTGCTGCAATAAAGGATGCAACTCCTAATGCAAGTAATCCAACACCCATGAGCTGTAATGCGATTGGCATAAGCATCATGTTTTCAATTGGCATATTTGCAAGTTCCTTAAACATTAAAGATAAACCTGCTGCAGCTATACCAATACCGATTCCCATCATCATGATACTTGCACCAAGCGATAACGCAAGTAAGCTTAACAATCCAATACCAATTGCAACCATTGGATTTGCCAAAGCACTCAACCCTGACGCTAATCCTTGTAAGCCTATTCCTATAAAGGTACCTAACATAAGGAATAACATAAATGGAATACCTACTAATCCAATTACTGCAGCTAAAGCAAATAGCATTAAATTTAAAGAACCAATTGCTACTTTACCTGTTCCCATGCCGGCTAGTCCTTTTGCTAAACCTTCAAAGTTCATTTCGAGCATTTTCAAAGGAGTTAGTCCCATGAATAACAAAAATGGTATAGACGGTAGTGCTAGTATCAATGCCGGTCCTGCTATAGCTGTATTGATTATACCCTTTAGTACACCTGATACTCCCATTTCTTTAAATCCATCAGCCAAGCCTTTCATGGAATCTTTAAAGCCTTTTCCTCCTCCTTTCATCTTAGAGGAAGCTTCATCCGTTTTAGCTAAGTCGTCTCCGCCTCCGCCAAACATACTCTTAACTCCACCCTTGAGTCCACCTCCGCCCTTCATTCCTTTGAGGAAGTTCATTGTACCTCCAAACAAAGCTGACATTCCTGCTTTGGCGTCCTTGATGCCCTTTGAAAGTTCGCCAAATCCCATCACCATTGAACCCACTGTCTTAGTGCTTTCCCACATCTTACTAGCAAAGCCACCTGCATTTGCAAGTGCTTCATCCATAGATAATTCGCCAGTCGCTAGCGCTTCTCGTTGTTCTTCTGTTAAGTTTGTTAACTCATCTTGATGCTTAACCATCTTTGATAAATCCGCAACAGAAACACCCATAGAGTCAGCGAGTGCTTTTCTCTGCACTACGTTCATCTTGTTGAACTCAGCCTCACCACCTACGTTCTTTAGCATCTCTTCAGTAGCTGTTACTAAATCACCATTAAGCGCTGCTTCACGTGCTTTATCAAGATTAATCTCTCTACCCAATAATACAGACGCTTCCATCTGCTTATTGATACTACTTTCAAAATCTAATAACCCCTCTGCTGCTTTAGTAATTGTACTAAAGTCAACTCCTAATTTTTTTGCAGCAACGGCTGCTACTGCTATATTTTTACCTCCATCCTTAGTGTATGTAGCAACATCTTCGGATGAATTAGCAATAGATGCCATAACCTCTCCCGGAGCAACTCCTGCTGCTTTAGATAGATTACCTGCAAACTCAAGTGTGTTGTTAGCGCTTTCCATTGTAGCGCCTGGCATTGTAGCAAACTGTGCGGTAAGTTGTCCTGATTGCTCGTTAGTTATACCAAAGGTTTTTGCTAACGATGCAGCTTCAATGCGTGCTTCTCTGGTTACGTGGTGTACAGATCCCATCTCAGATCGCATACCTTTCATAACCTCTAAGGAATCTTTTGCACTAACACCACTAAGCGAAAATGCATCCGATATAGCTATACCCGTTTCATGAAACGCTTGTGTGACTGTATGGCCTTCATGCCTTACTTCAGAAAACATCTCCTTAGATGCATCGTAGCCTTTGATTACTTGACTAGTGAACATAGCAGCTGCTACTCGCTGGTCTGTAAAAATATCTTTTAGTGTTTGTGCTTTTGAAGTAATGCCGTTTATAAGCTCCTTTCTTTCCTCTTCAGCTTTTACAATAATCTCAGATAGTCGTTTTTGGTTTTCAAGACTATCCTCCATGTGTTCATTCTGCTCAGCTATCTTAATAGCTTTATCATATTGAGCAGCTAAGCTTTCCATCTCCTCATCCATGATACCCTTTTTACGGGCTTCTTCCATGGCAGCTTCTCTCTTAACCATAAGCTCAGCTCGAGCAAATGATATTCCTGTTTTGAGGAGTAGGTTTTGTATTTCTCTATTTTGATTGAGTAGTTTTTGATCTGCTTCTAAGTCCTTAACGTAATCCTTGATTCCTCCAGTTAAATTTTTTAAAACCTCAGACTTAGAAGCAGCTCTCTCTACAGCCTCTGACATGCTTTGCATGTTTGAGCGAAGCAATCCAGAAGACACTCCCATCTGTGCTAGTACTTTCTGAAGCGCTCGAGCTTCATCAGGCCGTAAGTTAAGGTTATCCTCCATATTTTCTAGCCTCTACTTAAAGAAATTTAGAAATCTTACGATTGCGTAAATCGTATGCTAGTATTTTTGCAAATCTCTGTGGATCTTTTTTTATCATGTTACGAGCAACACTATCCCAATCCTTTTCACTCATATTGTAGTGACTGGCAGCGGATCTAAATTCCTTACTTTTCAATAAAGCATCATACTGGTAATCTGCATTACGATTAACAGCCCACTTCATGCCGTTAGATATCTTATCAATTACCCATCCCGTAAGGCCTCCCTCTGTTAGGTCTTCGGATTCTTTGAGTGCTTGTTCTAATACTTTTCTAATTTCTTGGCGAAGCTCTTGTTCGTATTTATCCATGCTATTGATTTCTTATAAATAGTTTAGTGATAAGAAAAAGCCAGCGTTTCACTGGCTTATACTATCTTCGTCGCGATGCGGATGACCTAATTTTGTCAGCTTCTGATTGTTCCGCTTTGTTCTCTTTTTCTTTAATGTCAGCTAATTTCCTATAGTAGTAATTCCTAACATGCGTCGGTAGGGAGTAGAGTTCTGTCCATAACCAGCCCATCTTTCCGTAATACATGAGATCAAAGAGCTGATCGTATAGGTGGGCCTTGTAATCAGACCCCAGGCCAAAAAAACCCCACATCAATTGGCAGCTGCATGTTTGGAACCTCGTATCCACATGCCGGACATTCATAGCCAAAAGTTGTGTCGATGTCTGGTGTTACTTGTTTAAGGTGTTGGCGAAGTGCTAAAGAGTCTCGAGAAAACATTGTATCAACAAACTTATTGATAAAAGCTTTGTCCTCGTTGTCATCTACAGCTACAATAACATGCTTTAATCTAGTTGTCAACTCACGATCAACTCCTAAAGTTTTAGATGCTTTTTTGTACGCTTTTGCTGCCTCTTCAATTTTTTTCTCATCTCCATGTGATAACATCTTTAATGTTAGTACATTTTTAGAGACTGGAAGATTAAACTTATGATAAATTTCTCCTTCCTCAAATACGTTCCAATCAATAGCCTTTTCAGAGAACTGCTGTAAATCAATTGTGTGTTTTGATTTTTCACCACAACTAGGACAAGCAATCTCTACAGTATAATCTGGACCATAAGCTAATATACGAGCTGCAATAAAGATTGCATTCTTATCCACTGTCAACAAGTCATTGTAGTTGATTCTAGTAACAATCAATGATTGCAATAGTTTATCAATTACAACACCCTGCTTAATAAGGTTTTGAGATGCTAAGATGTCTTCTTCCTTAGCAGTCATGTACTTCATTTCAATAGTACCGGATCTTAGTGGATGTCCTTCTGGGTAGAATCGTCCTTTACTTGGTAATGGAATAACCTCAGTAGGAACATTAGAAGATTCACCTTTAGTAAATTCGTCAGGAGTGCCTGTGTTTACGTGGTTGTTTAATACCATTTGTTTTAAGTCAGCATCTGACATTGGGGCTTGACCTGGATAGTCGTCGTTTACAACTTTGCTCATAGATATTGTTTATTAGTAACTTTCTTATAAGTATGCACGGAAAACAAAAAAAGCCAACTTTTTACGGTTGGCTTTGTTCGATTGGGAACTTCCCAGTCCTTATTAATACTCAAGTACTGCGTAGTCGATTCCTAATGTAAGAGAGATTTCAACTGGTGTTTCAGTAGACCAATCCATGTCTCCGAATTGAGCTGTCTTAATGTAAGCACCCCAAATCTTCCAGTTTTCAATCTTATCTCCTACTGGACCTAGTACGAAGATGTCAAAGTTTCTCTTATAGAAGTCAGCATAGCCATCTCTACCAGTTACAGATTCGTGTGCTGTTCTTACCCACTCCATTACGGCTTGAGCTCCAGAAGGCACGATTGAATCGTACATTGTAATAGTGATATCACCCCACTTACATTTTCCTTTCATCTTACGAATGATGTTGATGTGATCTAACACAACCTCACCACACTCCAACTGGGGACGAGAGACCTTTTTGCATAAGAATGATGGAATACCATCAATCTCTAGTATAAATCTATTCTGTACCTTCGGCTCGTAGTTGGTATAGAATATCTTGTCGTTTTCAATTAAATTAGCCATATCTCTTTTCTATAAGTATTAAGCGTTATCAAAAGTTGCTCCAGTAGGTAAGATATTGAAGTCTAGTACGATAAATTCAGCAGCTTTTGCAGGCTGGATGTAAATTTGTCCGTACATTTCATTTCTGTCAATTACATCAGGAGTGTTGTTTGTTTCATCCATGATTACTCGGTAAGCGTATAATCCTTGACGAGATTTTACTGTTTCCAAGTATGGAGTCACAATGTTCAAGAATCTTTGACGAGTTTCAGTTGTATTGTTCTCGAATACCAAATATCTTGAAGAGCTTGCAATGAATTTCTTCAATGCGATCAACAATCTTCTTACATTGATTCTATCTAATGCACTTGGAGCTGCTTGTAGTGTTTTTTGACCCCACACACATACTCCTTGATTAGGGAATGTTGCAATTGCGTTGATTCTGTTATCATAAAGATCGTCACGATCTGCTTGAGCAAGTTTTCTTTCTACATCGATTACCTCACGAAGACCACCTCTGTTCAAACCTGCTGGTGCGAACCACTCGTAAGCTACGTTATCTGTGTTAGCAAATACTCGTGGCAATACTGCTGATGGTGGAACCCATACTGGTTTGTTTTTGTCAGTGTCAAGAATCTTAACCCATGGCCAGTAAGTAGCTGCGTAGTTTGTATCTAGACCTGCTTGTGCGATTGCGTTTACTGCTGCACCTAATGTGTTTCCGTAAGCAATTGGATCAACGATTGCAAATGCATCTCCACGATCTTCTGCTACTTCGATCACTTTATTAACAACTGATGCGTGATCAGCTACGTTGATTCCTGGAGTAACGATTAAGTTAACATCAACCTCGTCAGAGTTTGCAATAGTGTTTAATGCTTTGATGTAAGCAATTGAACCAGCTGTGCTTGCTGTTGAACAATCCATACCGAATACATTTGTAGGTAGGATGTTAGCTCCAACATTTTTAGACTTAGCAGGATCATCTCCATCAAATCCACCTTGGAAACCTATAGTGAATTTCAATACGTTAGAGATATCAACACCTGCGAAAGTAGATCCTGAGATGCTTGCTCCTCCAGTGAATGAAGAATTACCATCTGTTGCAGATGCACTTGGGTGGATGAAACACTCATCTAAGTTGAAGTCGTTTCCAGCTACTTGTGCAGTACCGTTAGCGAGTGGCAACAAGAAGTTGTTGTTGTCTGCTGTGGTAGCAAAGTCGTGTCCGTAATAAGCTTTCTTATTATAAGCTCCGTTGATTATTGTATCTTGTTTAATGAAAGATGCAGTTGGGAAGCTGTAAGATGAAGATACTGGTTGAACGTAAGCATCGTATCCAAATGGTTTAACATTAGGAGTGATTGCTTTATTCTTAACATCATCAACACACTCAATGTAAATGTACTGAGATACGTTATCATAGTCACCATTCACAGTTACAACTCCTGTATCGGATACAGTTTTGTATCTATCACCAATTCGTCTAGCAATGTAGTTAGATGAATCTGGATCTAGAGTCAAGTTAGCATAAGATTCTAATACTACTGGACGTTGGTCTGTATCATTGTAATCACGAACTAATAAAGTAAATGATCCGTAATCACTTGCTGGGTTTCCACCTGGTAAAGTAGTATTGATGATACTAGCTTTGATAGATGTGTTTGTATCTGTACCGTCAGCAATTGTGTTGATTTTGAATAGGTCTAATTTAGCTCCACCAATGATTTGTGATGTGATGTATGGTGTAGCTGCGTTAGTTGCATCTCCGTAGATTGAACTTGAGTAATCTACAAAAGCTGTAGTTGATCCAGTAATAAACTGTACAGATCCGCTTAGTCCTGGAGTAGATTTCAAGTAGTTGTCAAACCACACATACACATACCCCTTCTTACCACCTTGAGGAGAGGTACCAAGTACGTTCTCAAAGTTACTAACATTGTTAGGATTTGCGGAAGCTGTTAAGATTTGTGCTGTTACTCCCGAACCTGATAGAGTGAATCCGAAAGATCCAGTTACTGATCCGGCTGAGAATGCAGATGCTTCGAATCCATTACCAGTAGATGCTCCATTTGAAGTGTTCTTAGTTGGTAAGATTACACCAACCAATCTATTAATAGATCCAGTAGTATGTACAATATGAACTGCTTTTGCATTGTATCCGCCCTCTTGAAGAACACGCACCACTGTTACTGTGCTTGCAGCATTTAAGTAGCTTTTTACTGCGTATGGTACGTAAGTGTTTTCGCTTAAGCCACCAAATTGTGCAATAAACTGATCGAAGTTCTCAATTACGGTAGGAACAAAAGCAGGTCCTTTCTTAGTTGGACCCACAATAGCAGCACCGATTGCTGCAATTCCTGCTGGTAAGAAAGATAAGTCCTTTTCGTTTGTAAAAACTCCAGGACTAACAATTTTTTCTGCCATGTTTCGTTGTTATTTTGTTTTCTTAAATAAATATGTCTTCTATAACCCGAAACCTATATATTTTTTTAACTATTTGGAGTAAACTCTCCAGTAGTCATATCAAGTGAGCCGATGCCGTACTTGTCGTTGAGGGCCTCTGTAAGCTCTTTCTCTCTTGTGTTGATGCTATCTATCTGCTCTACGATTCTATCTTCTTCCTGCTGTAACGCTGCAAGATATTCCTCGCTTGTTTTTTTAGCTAGCTTGAGTTGCACCAACTGGATTCCAACTGTGCTATACTCTTCTTGAATTGTTCTAATGCTGTTCAATTCTTCTTCCGTAAACTTAACTGTGCTCATAACGTTGTTTTTTGTATTAATAAATATGTTGTGTTTTTTGTAAAGTGTTACCCTTCTGAAGGCATTTCATTAGCGCCATCTCCTTTTACACTTACAAGTAATCCATATCGAAAATCTAGAAAGTTAGTAGACTTACCATCGAAAACTGGTACTACACCAGTATACCTTTCTCCAATAATTCCGCGTTCAGCAAAAGCTTTAAAATCAACACCGATTGAGTAACCTCCGTCTATTTCGCTTATGATAATACCCTTATCAGCCATAAGTTTGACACTTCCGCCACCTCCGGTTGAGTTAATGGTATAAGATCCATTTCCATTATCTACTACATCAATACCCTCTCCAGATGTTAATGTAACAGATCCTCCACCTCCTCCAGTAACTCCAATGATGCTCTTGAAAGAAGCTATATCCTCTGTTGATAGTTTTTCAAATTCGCGGATTGTTGCTTTTTTGTTTGGATCCTCGTATACCATGTATTTACTAGTAACCTCTCCAGTATCGTCTGTTTCTACAGCAATCCACGAATCTACGCCGTTTCCTTGTCTTGCGTATGTGTATGATGTTGGCATATATTATATATTATTTTCAATGTAAATTATTGCGTTAGCTTCAACTGCAGTCGGTAGTGTTGCCCATGCTGGGGTTGTCCAGTTAATTTCTAAAAAATCACCCTGCGCGACACTCATAGACACTGCAGTACTTGATATAACTGCGTCTGCACTTGATCCTGCAGTAGTTGATGTTGCTATTGTTTCACCAATACTAGAATTTTTATTCAAAGTTAGTGTTGATGTTCCTGCAGAGGCAAGAGTTCCGTTTGTTCTAATGTATATGTGAGCATGCCTCACTTTTCCAGGTCTTGGTACATATATTCTAGTTCGTCCTGTTGTGGTGTTTAACTGATTTCGTACTGGAGCCCCCAAGCGGTAGATTGTGCTTGCGGCTGGATTTGACCCAGTCGTAGCTAATACAAATTGCATTGTATATCCACTTTGTGATGCCATTGTGGCGTACGAGGCTGTTCCTTGAAGTGAACCCGTTATATTTGTGGCAAATAATGATCCGGTAATCTCTAATCTTACAGTGCCTGGATTGAAGTTGTAGCCAG